GAAAAAAGCCATCAAGAATGGACTTATGTATGGTGCTGTTGGCATTGCTCTTCTCGGTGTGGTCGGCGGGGCCGTGGCCTTTGTACTTTATCTTATTAGCCTTAAAGGTAAGTAGTGGATGACAGAGATATTCGTGCCGCCATTCAGTCCGATCTACAACAACTCAAACGTGAAATATCCCGTAATCGAGACAGAACTTTTACCAAAGGCGAGGGACGTAGACGGCTTGCCAGAGCGGTCGCGGCAGTTGAAAATAGAATCAATGACCTACGACAACACTGGCCGGATGACAACGAGCCAGAGTTACACACTGGAGAGATGGGCATGACAGAAGAGATGCAGAAGTACGACCTGAATGGTGATGGGGTGCTTGATGAACAAGAACGTAGGATTATGCTGGAGGACATGCGTCGCAAGATGGAAGACGAAGATGCCCAGCGTGACTCGATTCGCAAAATGGCTTGGTTTGCTCTTTTTGGTCTTCTACTTTATCCGTTTGGTATTTTTCTTGCTGATGCCTTCTCTATGGGTACGGCCGCTAACTTAATCGCCGATATTGCGCCGACTTACTTTGCGTCAATTGCGGTATTGGTCAGCGCGTTTTTCGGTGCTTCTGCAATCAGTTCAAAGAAAAAGAGTAGCTAAATGGAGTTTGTAGCGGCAGTTGTTCTTGCTTTAGTGGCGGTAATCGCGATGATGGCAATGGGTCCAAAGGACGAATAATGAAAACCTGTGAGTATTTCTACAAGGGCGGTATGTATCAGTCGGAATGTGGAAACAAGTCTACTCACCGTCCTACTCAGAAATGCGACAAATGCGGTAGAAAGCCGCAGGAGAAGAAGTAATGCTTAATATGCTATTAGGCCCTGCAATGGAGCTGGGCAAAGAGTTTCTCAAAGGCAAGGCCGATGAGAAGAAAGCCATTCAACAGCGCAAAATCAATGCGATCCAGAACGATGCGAATTGGGAAGAAAAGATGGCGTCCGCTACGGAAAAATCGTGGAAGGATGAGTGGTTTTCAATTTTGTTAAGTTTGCCATTACTTGGTGTGGCGTATAGCGTGGTAATGAACGACCCGACCATTATTGATCGCGTTAACGAGGGGTTTGCCGCGTTAAATCAATTACCTGAATGGTATCAATACCTATTGTTTATTGCGGTATCTGCGAGTTTTGGCTTAAAGTCAGCAGACAAAATCATGGCTATGAAAAAGGGCAAGTGATGGATTTAGAAAAATTAAGAGTAGAGCTGGAAGAAGACGAAGGATGCAAATATGAAATCTATTTGGACCACCTTGGTTACCCGACTTTCGGAATTGGTCACCTCGTTACAGAAGACGATGAAGAGCATGGCGAAGAAGTTGGAACAGAAGTATCAGCAGAGCGCGTTGCCGAAGTTTTTGAACAAGACATTGAAGTAACGTTAGATGAGTGTCAGCGTTTGTACGAAGACTTTGACGATCTTCCTGATGAAGTTCAGCTCATCATTGCGAACATGATGTTTAACATGGGCCGGCCACGTCTGAGCCAGTTCAAAGGCATGAAAGCCGGCGTTGATGCGCGAGACTGGAATCAAGCGGCAGACGAGATGGTCGATTCGCGTTGGTACAAACAAGTCACGAATCGCGCAGACCGTTTGGTCACAAGGATGCGAAACGTTTAAATTCTCTATTGCCGTATATAAGATATGATAGGATTATATCGGACTATCTAAGATAAAATGCGGTGATATAAGAGAATGAGTGATATATACTTATCTGAAGCTGTGTATCGGATCATCCGTGAGCAGAAGAAGGCCATCACTGACTGCCTTGAATACGATGGAGTCAAGACGATGGAACATTATCGTGAATTGATGGGCATGTTGACTGCCCTCAATCATGTCGAACAGGAACTCAAGAGCCTGCTAGATAAACAGGAGCACATAGATGACTGAAGAAGTCTCCACGCTCGAAGAAGCGTATAAAGAGGAACGTAAAACATTTCTCGATCCCGAAGCCATTGGCGCATCTCTCTTGGAAAGACTGCCGACCCCTACTGGGTGGCGTATTCTTATTCTCCCCTACCGAGGCAAAGGCAAAACAGAAGGCGGAATTCTTCTGGCAGACAAGACGATTGAGCAACAGCAAGTTTCTACGCAGGTAGGCTATGTGCTTAAAGTCGGACCTTTAGCCTATCAAGATAAAGACAAGTTCCCTTCCGGGCCGTGGTGTCAGGAAAAAGAGTGGGTCATGTTTGCCCGCTACGCAGGGTCTCGTTTCAATATCGACGGTGGCGAAGTACGAATACTTAACGATGACGAAATTTTGGCGCGAATTATGTCGCCAGAAGATGTTCTTCACTTTTAAGGGGATAAAAAATGGCTGAAGAAAGAGACGACGATCAGGTCGAATTAGACGTTGGCGACGCAGAAGAAACCGAGGTTGAATTTGAGGCTCCCGAAGAGTCTGAACAACCTGCGGCCTTTGGTGCGTCAGATGCCGACGAAGAGGACAATTTTGAGAAAGCGAGTAATGCAACGCAAAAGCGCATTGATCGTTTAACTAAAAAAATGCGTACCGCGGAACGTGAGCGGGAAGAAGCTATTCGTTATGCACAGCAGGTGCAAACGGAAGCGGAAGACCTCAAGAAGCGCATGACTAGCTTGAGTGACAACTATGTCACTGAGTATAGCGGGCGCATTGAAACTCAGACTCAATCAGCGGAACAAGAGCTTGCTCGCGCTATTGAGATGGGCGACACCAACGGTGTTATCGAGGCGCAACGTAAAATCACTGCGTTAGCGATTGAGAGTGACCGTGCGCGTCAAGCGAAAATTCAACAAGAGCGTTACGCTCAACAATACGAGGCACAACAGCAGACACAGGTTCAACAGCCAATGCCTGCACAACAGCCTCGTCGTCCAGACCCTAAAGCAGAGGATTGGGCAGACCGTAACGAATGGTTCGGTCAAGACGAAGCAATGACTTATGCGGTGTTTGGTATTCACAAAAAACTTGTGGAAACTGAAGGATTTGACCCGCAGTCAGATGATTACTACAATGAGCTTGACAGACGTATGGCGGACGAGTTCCCCCATAAGTTCAAGAATTCGGGTGGAGCCCGCCGTCCCGCTCAGACGGTAGCTTCAGTATCCCGCGGAAAAGCAACTGGGCGCACAGGAAAGGTCCGACTCTCCAAGACCCAAGTCACTATGGCTAAAAAACTCGGAGTGCCACTTGAAGAATACGCGAAATACGTTAGGGAGCAGTAAAAATGACTGAAGATATGAAAAACGGAAGTCGAGCTTCCCGCGCTAGTGAAACGAGAGCTAAAACGGCACAGCGTAAGCCGTGGGCTCCACCGTCTATGTTAGACGCACCACCTGCACCAGATGGTTTTAAACATCGGTGGATTCGCGCTGAGACTCGCGGTTTTGATGACCGTAAGAACATCAGTGCAAAGCTACGAGAAGGATGGGAGTTGGTCCGTGCGGACGAATATCCAGACTTTGAAGCACCGGTGATCGATTCAGGTAAATATGAAGGTGTGTTTGGTGTTGGCGGGCTGATCCTTGCAAGGATCCCAGAGGAAACTGTGGAAGAGCGCACTGCTTATTTTAATCAGCGCAACCACGATCAGATGCAAGCTGTGGATCACGATATGATGCGAGAGAATCAGCACTCGACAATGCGGATCAGTAACCCTGATCGGCAACAACGTGTAACTTTTGGTGGCCCTCGTAATAAATAGGGGTCACCCTGATTAGGAGATAGCCTTATGGCAAACCAAGATACTGCTTTTGGTCTACGTCCTATCGGGTTGAATGGAAGCGCGACAAACTCTACTGGGGTAACTCAGTATGAAATTGCCGCGACAAACACGAACGCTATTTATCAGTTTTCGCCAGTGATCCCACTGGCGGCAGGTGTCATTGACATCGTAGGTGCTGATAACGGCGGAACTGTTCCTTTCCTCGGTGTCCTGATGGGTGTGGAATACGTTGACTCTTCTTCTAAGAAGACTGTCTTCAAAAACTACTGGCCGGGTGCTAACAGCGTAAGCGTTGACACAAATTTTCCTGTCAAAGCTTTTGTTGCAGACAACCCTAACCAACTTTTCCGTATTGCGGCGGATGCTTCAGTAACAGATCGCGCAACTGCTTTGGCAGACGTGTTCTCAAACTGTTCTCTCGCTAACGGTACTGCCGGTTCTACTTCAACTGGTCGTTCTACTGCGGAGTTGGATATCAGTACAGCGGCAACTACAGCAACTCTTGCTATGCGTATTGTTGGCATCGTTGATGACGAAGCAAACAACGACTACGACGCGGCAGGCGTAAACTTTGTAGTCCGCTTCAACTTCCACTTCAACTCGCCAGCAAGTGCGTCTGCTTCGCAGACAACTGCTGATTCAACAGGTATTTAAGGAGAAGGGTTATGGCAATCTCTCGCGCACAGTTAGCGAAAGAGCTTGAACCGGGCCTTAATGCCCTGTTCGGGATGGAATACAACCGTTACGAAAACGAACACGCTGAAATCTTCACAGAAGAATCTTCAGATCGTGCGTTTGAAGAAGAAGTAATGTTGGGTGGTTTCTCAACTGCACCAGTCAAGGGTGAGGGCTCTGCTATCACATTTGACGATGCACAAGAGACGTACACTGCACGTTACACACACGAGACAATCGCTTTGGCATTCTCTATCACTGAGGAAGCTATCGAAGACAATCTTTATGATCGTCTAGCGTCTCGTTACACGAAAGCACTTGCTCGCTCTATGGCACAGACCAAGCAGATCAAGGCGGCGTCTATTTTGAACAACGCGTTCAGCACGGGTTCACCTGTTGGTGATGGTGCGGCACTTTGTTCATCAGCGCACCCTTCACTGTCTGGCAACCAGCGTAACCAGCTTACAACAGCGGCTGACCTCAACGAGACTTCTCTTGAGCAAGCACTGATCGACATTGCTGGTTTGACTGACGAGCGTGGACTGAAGATCGCAGTTCGTGGCACTAAGCTGATTATTCCAAAGGAACTTCAGTTTGTTGCAGAGCGCGTTCTGAACTCTAACTTGCGTCCGGGTACAGCGGATAACGATGCCAATGCAATGAAGAACATGGGAATGTTGCCTGAAGGGGCAGTCGTGAACCATTTCTTGACTGACACTGACGCGTTCTTCGTCATGACTGACGCACCGAACGGTTTCAAATACTTCAACCGTTCACCAATCAAAACTGCAATGGAAGGTGACTTTGACACTGGAAATATGCGGTTCAAGGCCCGTGAGCGTTACAGCTTCGGCGTCTCTGATTGGCGCGCTGTCTTCGGTACACCCGGAGCGGCATAAGAAGAAGGGGGCGCTAGACGCCCCCTTTTTTTATCTGTAAGATTTTAATATCTAGGAAACAGGTGCGTCGGACTGACCTAGCAGACGACATGCAGACAGGCGCACTAAACTCGCATGTGAGGACATCGCAATGGCATCAACTACCTTTTCAGGTCCAGTCACCTCTACGGCTGGCTTTATCTCAGGCGCAAGCTCTCTTATATCAGTTACAGCAGACGTCACATTAACTTCAGCTTCACACGCTGGTCGTACAATGCTGTTAGACGTAGCGTCTGGAGCAACTGTTACACTTCCTGCCGCTTCAGGTACCGGTAACGTGTACAAGTTCTTTGTAAAAACTACTGTCACTTCAAATGATTACACTATTCAGGTTGCTAGCGCAGACGACACAAT